GGTTCAACAAGCAGGACGTAACAAGTTGATGGACCTAGCGGATGCGTTAGGACAAGTTAATCCGATGTTACAGCAGTACACACGAGTAGCCGACATAGAAGCAGAACAGTTTGAAGAAGAGTTAGCTAGGAAGAGTCCTGAGGAGTTAGCTAAAATGCTAAAACAGACGGAAGGCGAATTTGATAAACAAGTACGCAAAGGTGGTATAAGCTGGTTAACTTCTCCTATTAATCAAAAGCGTAAGATGCAAGCGGTAGGACGAGCAGCAAATCGCATGTTCATGGAACAACTGCAAGGCGTTAATGGTCGCTTACTTAACCCACAAGATGGAGACGAAGAGCTTGGTATCGAAGGTATACTGCAACAAGAGCAAGCTAAATTTGTTCAAGCAAATCCTTCGTTAAGTTCTAGGTTCGTTGGTGAAGGTTTTCAAGAAGCACTTAACGCACAACGGCTGGGTTTAATTAGACAGTACGATCAGCAATTAAATCAAAAAGCAAAAGCTGATTTTTTAGTAGATAATGTAGATGCAGCTTATACCGTAGCGTTAACAGGTGACTTCAAAGAAGACTTTGATTTAGGTCAGAATTACGAATTAATAAATATTTTTGATAGTCTTGGTTCGTTTGATGCAAAAAAGCAAAAAGACTTTATGCGTACACTGTTAGGTCAAGTTGCTTTACGCTCTGAAGACCACGCTTTTCGTTTATTAGATTGGGCAAAACGTAACGGTATAAAAGTAGGACAAGCACCTATAAAGGATCGTTTATACGATGAGCTAGAGGATTTGATAATAGATAACGGAAAACGAGCACGTGCTAGAGATGAAGATGCAAGGGCTTCCGAAATAAAAGAAGACACGCTTGTAGCTGTTAATCGTTTGGAGATATTAAAGAACGGTGGAAATTTAGAATACCAAGGTGAAACTTACGAAGGCGTTGACGATATTGATAGATTCTTAAATGATGTTATTGAAGTCGCTCGTAACGATCCTAATAAAAGCGAAGCGTATGTTGGTGGTTTAATTAAATCATTAGAGCAAGTTCAAACATTAAGTCCTGATATTGAAAGCCAACTAGCTAAACGTCTACGTGATAATTCTATAGCTCAAAGAAGAGCAGCAGAGATGGGGTTAATGCAGTTGTTTAAAACAGCTAGGGAAAACGAGGCTATACAAACAAAAGATGTAGCTACTGGATCGACATTAATAGCACCTGAATATGTGGCACTAGAGGCTGAGATAAGACGTAAGTTTTTCCAACAAATAGACGATCAAATAATAAATCTTTCTACATCAGGAATGCCGTTAACAGAGCAGTCAAGAGAGATAGGTCAATTTGCTTCAGATTTAATACCAAAACTTCAAAGGGAGTTAAACGACGGTATCGCTCAGGTTAAAGATAGTAAGGATAAGCGTGAGTCTGCTGATCAAGAATTAAAAACATTAACGAATACAGTCCCTGAAGAGGCACCAAAAGCACCTACTGGTTTGTCTTATAGAGGAGATACTATTGAAGAAAAACTAGACAAGGTAAGACAAGCCAAAGCTATTATATATAATGCTGATCAAAACACTAAACAGCGTGTCGATTCCGTTAAGTACTTAACACAACAAGGTGAAGAAGTATTCGAGCGTTTAGCTAGAGACAGCAGACAGGGTAGTTATACTACTAAAACGATGCCGTATGGTCTAGCTGTTAACCAAAGAAAACAAATAGTATCAGATCGTTTTGGTTTATATGGTGAGCGTGTTCGTGTCATAGATAGATTTTTAACGCCTGAAGAGATAGAGGATAATAGGCAGAATTATTTAATAAGTGCAGGTTTTGGTACTATCTTCATGGAACAAGGTGCTATCTTTAGCGGTTTAACAAAACACGGCGTACCCTTTGATCCTTCCGATTTAAAAGAAAGAACGAAAACTGTACGCATGATTCCATTGGAAATGATTAAGGAGTTAAAAGATTACAGCGTCGAGCAGGTTAGGGCATTTGAAAAGCAAGCTAAGACGGAAGAGGATGAATTAGGTGTTGAAGCCTTGCGTAGAGAAGAGCGTGGTGTTATTGGTCAAATTCCTGATTATGTAAAAAGAGTTGACGAAGCTATAGGATTAAATGATATAACCCGTTTAGTGCGTGACCAAGTGGAATTATATAGAAGACTTAAATTTATAAAGTAATGGCTAATTTAGAAGACACTATAGTGGGTGCTGTACCACAAGAAGAAGATAACGATGACAATGTATTTTTGGATTTAGCAGCAGCACCGTTTAGAGGGGCAGAAGGAGCAGTTCAGGGTGTTTATAATTTAGCTGATTACATCGCCTTTGATACTTTACCTGACTACGACACTAAATTCTTGGGTACATCTAAAACATTACCGGGTCAAGCTGTTGAGGGTATATCTCAATTCTTGGTTGGTTTTGGTCCTATATTTAAAGCGGCTGGAAAACTTGGAGCACTAGCGAAAGCAGGTAAAGTAAAGAGAGGTGTAGTTGCAGGTGCTTTAACAGACTTTACGGTTTTTAATGGACAAGAAGCAAGGCTATCTAACTTTATAGAACAATTTCCAGAACTACAAAACCCCGTTACTCAGTTCTTAGCACACGATGACGAAGAAGGTGAGATTGAGGGAAGGCTTAAAAATGTACTAGAAGGACTGGGTTTGGAAGCTGTAGGTGGTGTATTTGTAAAATCGCTAAAAGCCTTTAGGAACGCTAAGAAAACAAAAGACAAAACAAACAACGCACCTGAGACTTATAAAACATTTACCGAAGAGATGGGAGGTTCTGTTGCTTATGCTGAGTTGCCGGAGTTTCAAGCAGGTAAACCAGATGTAGATTTACAAGAAAGAATCGAACAACTAGACGACGTTGTATTAGATGTAGAAGAAGCTATCGAAAGAAGACCACGTCCATTTAAAACCTACGAAGAAGAAGGCATGATGGATATTATTCCTAAAGGTGCTGATACTTTAAAAAACAGGTTGATGAAGAAGTTCCCAGTAAAGGGAGCAGACGCACAAGACGTAGCCGATGTAGAGAAGTTTATAGATGTAATGGGTCAGCGTTTATTTGGTGATGTTTCGTTATCAATAACAAATAAGATACCATCTGCTGGGCGTTATAACTTTGGTAATAATCTACTGCAAATAAGACAGTCTGTAATAGACGAAGGTGGTATTAAACGTACTATGATTCACGAGTTGTGGCACGGTCTTAGTCGTTATTTACCTAGAGCTGATGTTGATTCCTTAACAAAACAATTTGAGAAAGCGAAAGAAGATTACATTCGTAGTTTTAATGTAGAAATAGAGGAAGGCGTTGATCCGTCGTCTCTACTAAAAAGAGAACTACCTAGAGAACTTAACTTATTTTTAAAAGGAAATTACAACGCTGATAACTACCGTTTTAAAGACGTAGACGAATACTTCACTGAAGAAATGACTGATGCGTTTCTTAAAAAATTAGACGAAGAAGAATTGGCTCCTAGTGGTACATTTAAAAGAGTAGCTCAGGAAGTAGCAATCATGCTTAAAGATATGTTTGCTTCGTTAAAGTCTAAGTTAGGTATAGATCAAAGACAGAAGATATTTAATGATTTTCTTAAACAACGTAACGTAACTAAAAGAAGAGAAACCCCACTAGACTATGGTGCTCGCTTTGCTGATTTGCCTGAGTTTAAAGCAAGTAAAGCTGACGATTTTATAAAAGAAATACCTGAATACTTCAGAGGTTATGTAGGTGCTTTACTTAAAGGTCAGTCTATAACCATGCCTCGCTTTCGTACAGACACTGATGGTTATGTTTTAAAAGAAATATTAGAAAAAGTAGCAGAGACTAATCCTGACTTCGTCGAACAATACACTAAAGATTGGAAAGACGGAGATACATTCAAGACTGGCGATGAGGTTGTAGATAATAGTTTTCAAGCTGCAACTGCTAATTTAGACCCTATAGAAGCAACCCGAAAAGCTAGACAACAACAAGCTGTGTGGCGTGTAGAGGGTAAAGGTTTAATCGAAAAAGTACTAGCAGCTAGAGATGAAGTTAAGGACACTCAGTTTGGTGAGGCAGCATCTGCTAAGTTAAAAAACGTTTTTCAGGAGTTTGTTGAATATGCTGATAGATACAGACGATTAGGACGGGAAGCTTCTTTGTTACTAGGTGAGCGTCGTGAGAACCTTAGTAGGTTTCGTGGTTCAGATAAAAAAATAGGATTAGATGAAGCCGAAGTATTAACAGACGGTACAAGGCGTAGTTATCTTGGTGAAACAGGGGACTGGTCACGGAAAGCTAAAGAGATAGTAGAGGTGCTAGAATATGTAGACCCAGACGATTTAGATGGAGCTATACGGACAGTTACTGATCTAAGTAAAAAGGCACAAGGTAAACATTGGTTAGATATGCCCTTGGAATACTGGATGAATAGTATCCTTAGTGGTAGTGCTCAAATCGTGAATGCGGTAGGTGCGGCTTTTACAGGTACTATGAACACGCTAGAAACAGCGGTTGGAGGTCTTATATCAGGAAAACCTCAGATAGCTAAAGAAGCTATAGCAGGTTGGGCAGACATGGCTAGCATACGTGAGGCTTTTCATTTCTATGTGCAAGCTTTGAAGAATGATCGTTCTTACTTCAATACAAGTAATAAGTTTGATCTTAAACAACCATCTATAACTCCTGAACGTTTTGGTATAAGAAGTCAAAGAGCATCGCACGTAAAGGATTTTCAATTAGAGCAAGGAGTTGAACCTATAAGTGAAACCAGTAAAGCTTATAAAGCTATAGACATAATTGGTAAAGCAGTTCGCCTTCCTACTAGACATTTAACGGCACAGGATACATTCTTTAAAACTTTATTTGCAAGGCGTGAGTTGCGTTTGCGTTTAGGACTAGATGCCTTGAAGCAGATAGAAGAAGGTGTGCCTAAAGAAATAGTTGCGGAAAGATTGCAGAAAAATTTAAAGGATTTAATAGATCAAAACGGTAAGGCTTTTTCTGAAGAAACATTAATAAGAGAAGGGCTTAAAGAAGCCGATGCAAAAGGTTTGAAGGATAACGAACGTGTTAAATATGCTTTAGAATATAAGCAGCAACAAACACAAACATCTGATACTTACAACAAATTAAAATCATTAGGCATTGCGGATCATCTAACTATGATGGAAGACTTAAAGCCCGGATTGGCACGTGATCTTCAGCAGTTGACGCAACGGAATCCATATCTCAAAGCGTTTCTTCCTTTTATTAGAACACCTACAAATATACTGACTTATGCTATAGGTAGAACTCCTTTGGGTGCTCAGTTCAGAAAAGATATAGCTATCACTGTTCAGGATGTAAAACGAAGACTTAAAGGTGGAGCACTAGATGCCGAGTACGAAGATATAGCCAAGTCTTTAGAAAGTAACGACCCTTTGGTTGTTGCTAGAGCACATGGTCGTCTGGCTACATCTACTGTTGCTGTTGCTGTGCTTACTCAAGCTTACTTAAATAATAGAGAGTTCATAACGGGTGGTGGTCCTAGCGATGAAAAACAAATTAAACAGCTTAAAGCTACTGGATGGCGACCGTATAGTATAAAAATAGGAGACACTTACTATAGTTATATTAAGCTTGATCCTTACGCTACGTTACTAGGGACTATTGCAGATTTTGTTGAAGTAGGACTTAAAGAACCAGCAGGGTTTGATGAAAGCGGTATGCAACATTTAGGCTCAGCTTTAATAACATCCGTCCAAAGAAATATTGTTAATAAATCCTATTTAAAAGGTTTAGACTCTTTGATCAAAGTTGCAGAGAATCCTGAAGTTTACGGAGACTACTTTTTAGAATCTTTTGCAGGATCGTTAGTTCCCTATAGTTCAGCTTTAACTAGGTTGCAGGAGTTTCAAGGTGACCAAATTTCTAGAGAGATACATAGTATGTCTCAGGCTATATTGTACAGATTACCGGGAGGGAGAGCTAAACTTGACCCTAAACGCAATATATTAGGCGAAGCGTTTACTACTGAGAATGTACCTTTGTTAGGTGTCATTAATCCAATAGCATATTCAACCGAAAAGAAAGACCCTGTGCTAACAGAAATGGCTAATCTTAAACACGGTTTTAGACAGCCGCCCTCAAAAAGAGAACAAGGTCTAGTTGAGTTATTAAATTTTACTAACAAAGCAGGACAAAGTTCTTACGACCGTTGGCTGGAACTTACAGGTACAATACGCATAGGTGGTAAAAACTTAAAACAAACTTTAGCTAAACTAATTAATATGAAGTCTTATAAGATGTTACCTGATACAGATTTAGAAACGGGATTAGATAGTCCTAAAGTGCAGGAGTTTAATCGCATAATCGGTAAATACAGGTCTAGGGCTTTTAATCAAATGTTAAGAGAGTCGTACATTGACGAAAAAAGGGTTGAGCTTTCTGATTACCATGACCGGGCTAAAAGAGCTAGGTTAGGAGCAAGAAGAGGTATGCAACGTGAAGATGTGCTTGAACTCCTCACTCAATAAGTAATAATATAATATCATGGCTAACACCTACCAAGACTACACAGCAACTGCTGGACAGACAGACTTTGCTTTTTCCTTTCCATTCCTAGAAGACTCACACGTTGTAGTCGAAGTAGAAGGAGTAAACCAAGCACTCACCACGAACTACACAATAGAGACATCACCTGCTCAAAAGATTGTTCTTAGTAATCCTACAACAGCATTAGCTGGTGGTGAGTTGGTACGTGTTAAACGTGTATCTGATCCTAGCACCGACTTA